TAGGAACGCAGTGACCTTGCGTAGGCGGTTGTTCACCGTCACGGCAGTGATGGTCTTGTAGGTGGTGCCCGACTCGACAACCTGCTTCAGCGTTTTGTCCTTGAACTCTGGCCTTAAGCCGAAGTACTGGGGGCACCGGCTAAGCCGTTCTTTCAAGAGGCGAGCTTGCTGGCCATCGAAAACTACCGCAGGCATATCACCCATCAGCTCGAATAGATCCGCTAGTGCGCGTTCAACGTCATCGGTGCTGCCTTGTCGCCATGTGCCACCGCGTTTTCCTTCTTCTATATAGAGCTTGGACAAGGTGGCCAGTGTGGGGCCTTCGCCTCTCAGGTTCTGTGCGGCTGCTGAAACCTTCCGTGAAGCAGGTGGGACGGATGGTTGAGGTGTCGCTTCACGCCACTGCTCACACAGCGAACGCAGCATTTCTGGGGCTGTTAATGGGTGTTCGCTCAGGTGTCGGTTAACCTGCTGAGCTAACGACGAGGCAAGGAAGAGGGCTGCCTGACGCTCACGTACACGCAGGGATAAACGAAGGGTGTGTCGGTTGTGGAATAGGTGCTTCGGTAGTCGTAGATTGAGGTAGTAAACGGACTGGCGGCGGACGATGTAGGCCATGGGAAAACACCAGAGTGGACCAGTAGAGTGGACCAATTGAGTGGAACAATTCTGGTCACACCCCGAGGCTTGAGCGCCCATGCTGAGTGTCTGCACGGGTAGATGGCGAGCTACCTCATCAGCCTGAAACCCTTGCCCCATAAGGCTCGCATTGATTCCCGAGCATGCTTGCATGCGACCTGGTCAGGCCCGGAAGGGAGCAGCCATAGCGGGAACATCGAGTGCCGGGGTGTGGCTGGTGGGGCCGCCTCCATTTATAAGTCCTTAATTTTAATGGACTTTCCTCGCTTAAAATCTCGAAGTGAAATAGTGCTTGGCGTACCTTAGCGGTGCATCAGGTCGAGCCTTCTAGCTTGCTCCCACTTGCTCCCCAGCATTCTTGGCTTTTTGGTCTTTTCGACGCCGCCTCTTTGCACGATCCTGCCGAAAATTTTCAGGGTGATCGGCAATTGCCAGTATGGCGCAGTGCTACTAGGCTGAAGCAACTGAGCGAGGAGCGAGACATGGAATTCATAGAGCGACTGAACGCGTTATCCGCCAAAATCCGCCAGCAAGGCCCAGCCATCCAGACGGAAGAGGCGACTAAGATCGCCTTCGTAATGCCCTTCATCAACTCCGTTCTAGGCTATGACGTCTTCGACCCTTCTGAGGTTACGCCCGAGTACGTCTGCGACATTGGGACCAAGAAAGGTGAGAAAATCGACTACGCCATCAGGAAGAATGGTGAAATTCAGATTCTGATCGAGTGCAAAAAAATCGGCGAGCCGCTGCACATCAATCACGCCAGCCAGCTGTTCCGATACTTTCATGTCACCAGTGCTCGTATTTCGATCCTCACCAATGGCCAGGTTTACCGGTTCTTCACTGACCTTGACGCTCCAAACAAGATGGATGAGAAACCCTTCCTTGAGTTGGATCTTCTCGATCTAGATGAGCACGCTCTACCTGAATTGCAGAAGCTCACAAAGTCAGCGTTTGACGTCGATTCCATTATCAGTGCGGCTGGCGAGCTCAAGTACGTTGGTCAGATCAAGAAGGAAATGGCTTCGCAATTCAGTCAGCCGTGTGATGACTTCGTTAAGTTTTTTGCAGCCCGTGTCTACGATGGAATGATCACGCAGAAAGTGAGAGATCAGTTCACAACCTTGACCCGGAAAGCCGCAATCCAGTTTCTTGGAGACCAGGTCAATGATCGTCTGAAGTCGGCGATGAGCGGTGCTGTTGAGCCATCATTTGCTATGGCTACGGTACAAGCAGCCTCGCCTACTGATCCTGCTGAAGAAGCCGGCGAAGATCGCATCCAAACTACCCTTGAAGAGCTGGAAGGCTTTCATATCGTCAAAGCGATAGTCAGGGCGGTTGTAGATGCAAAGCGAATCGTGCACCGCGATACCCAAAGCTACTTTGGAATATTGCTGGACGATAACAACCGTAAACCGATTTGTCGGCTGCACTTCAATCGTAGTCAGAAGTACATAGGTATCTTCGATGCCGAGAAGAACGAAACGCGCCATCCGATAACATCTGTGGATGATATTTACGGATTTTCGGAACAGTTGAAGGGGGCTATCTCGCTCTACGAGTAGGCTTCGTAGCTCGCGCTCAAGACTGTCTATCAAAGGCGCGAGGTGCTCCAGTGCTGGTTTCGTGCCGGCTAAGCGATAGCATTCACGTTGCCGGGCAATCTACGGAACGCCAGCACGTTATGATGATGGCCATGAAGCCCGCTTTAGAGGCGAAGAATTTCTGTCATCAGAAGCTCGCCCTAAAGCGATTTCATTACCAGAACCGCTGTCACGAGTCCGATCAACCCCAATCCCATGCCCAAGGTGAACGGTATCAGGACTTGCCAAGGTGATGTCATTCTTGCCTTGCGAAGATCTTCGTCCAGCGCTTCAAGTTCACGTTGAAACCTGATCGCGCTTTCCTCATTCAGACGGGACATCATCGTTCCTCATGCAAGAAGTTCAGCGCTTTATCAGTAGGCTCAGGATGCCTGCGACTGACACCATGAATGCTGTTCCGACCGTTAAGGGTAGCCGAAAGCTTCTTTTTTTTGTTTGCATTCTGCGGCTGCGAATTTACGAGCCTCCGCTGCCAGCTTGCGATTTTCGAGAAAAAATTGTCCCTGGTCCACCTCACACTTAGCGAAGGCGTCGTGCCGATGGAATTCGTGCTGATGAATGTTTCGCACTACCTGATGTTCGCCTACAGCGACAGTCGGCGGGCGCTTGAGCGGATCGAGGATGAAGAGGCGCGGCAGCAGCTTGAGCATGGGTTGCGTGCGATGCAGATTGCTTGGGGGCAGGCGGATGCGCTGGCGCTGGCGGTTGAGCGGCAGGCGAGATTGCACAACGGCTGACAGGTGCTTGCATTGAGGGTTGTGTAGTTTTCAAGATTGAGCGCCGCGCGGGCGGCGCTCGATCTTGAAAACGGCATACACCTCAAGGCAAGCGCCTGTCAGCCGTTACGCTGATCCAACCTGCCGCTCTACCGCCATCGCCACCGCATCCGCCTGGCCCCAGGCAATCTGCATCGCGCGCAACCCATGCTCCAGCTGCTGGCGCGTCTCTTCATCCTCGATCCGCTCAAGCGCCCGCCGGCTGTCGCTGTAGGCGAACATCAGGTAATGGGTGACATTCATCATCACGAACTCAATCGGCACGATGCCGTCGCTGATGGCGCGGGAGAGGGATTTGCCGGGAGGAAGTTCGAAAACGTGTGGTGGATCAGGGACAATTTTTTTCATAACAGCTCCACGTTATCTGAGCTGCGCCCGCCTGCTTCCACGCATGAGGGGTGGCAGCTGTACACGGGGTGGAAGACCAGGCACGTGGGAAACCCAGCAGGTACGAATACCTCCCGCGCACAGCTGCCATAAACGACAACTGCCCGACGTGACCGCTTCCAGGCTTCCACACCCGATCGCTGAACCGACAGCGACCGCAAAAGGCTATAGGGCGAGGTTTCCAGGGACAATCAGACGGGTGTCGACAGAGTGCGTAGGATAATTCGTCAGCAAATGCAAGGTTGTAGGAATGATCCTGTTTTTATGTAAGGGGCTCCCATACACCCCTTCAAAGCCAAGATGGACCACTTGATGAACAGGCTCGGACTACAACTCCAACTGAAGTGAATGATTTCCATAAGAGTACACAAGGCCCAGAATACCTGCACCAAGGCCTATGCCGTCACCCGGTAAGGTGGCTTATGCTTCAAGATGATCGAGAAAACCTGGAACTGGACAAGCTGCACCTGGAAAATCGCAAGCTCGTGGCAGAAGCTAATAAACTGAGCGCGGAGGCCCGCAAATTGGCACGAGAAACGCGCTGGTATCCCATAGTG